TTGATCCCGTCAATGATTGTGCTGAACAGTCCACCGCCGCCGTCGCCCTTGCCGCCCAACTTGCTGCCCAAGTTGTTGAGCTCGGTGACGAAGTCAGCAAGATCAGAGATGGCGGGGGCGAGTTCGGTGACGGCTTGCCCAGCAGCAAGCGTCACTTCCTTGAGAGCGTCACTGAGTTTGTCTTGTGCCAGGCGCATCTTCTCTGCGCGCTCGGCTTCGGCCTTGGTGATGACTTGGCCCTTTTCGACGGTGCCGAGCATCTTCTTGTATTCGTCAGTGGTGTGGCCAATCAGTGGCGACAGCCCTGCGTACCCCTTGCCGAACAACTCGTTGCCGACACGGGCACGCTCGGTGCCGTTCTTGATGTTCGACAGCATTCCGAGTGACTCTGTGAGGATGTCGTTGGCGTCACGGGCATGGCCGCCGGCGTCGCGAGTGGCGATGCCGTACTTGGACCACTTGTCGGCGTCGAGTGACTTGCCAATCTTGCCGATACTTGACGTTAGGGTTTCGGCCGAGACCTTATAATCGTCGCCAACACCGATCCAGCGGCTGGCGTCCTCGACGGCGAGGCCGGTGGCTGAACTCAGATCGAGCGCAGCCTTGGCGGTGTCCTCGAAGGCGGCGACGGCCTTGATGCCGAAGCCAACAAGCGCCGTTCCTGCACCGAGGGCGAGCGAGGCCGCGTGGTCCTTGACGAAGTCCATACTGCCACTACCAGCAGCCTTGAGCTTGTTGAAGCCGCCCTCAGTCTTGGACACTTCAGAGCGCAAGCCCTTGAGCGACTTCTGGCTGTTCTCGGTGGCGACGTCAATGATGATCTGGAACGTCTCGCGCATACCCATGTGCTGACTCCCCTAAACCCCGGTAACGGCTCGAAACAGTGACGCCTTGACTTCTCGCTCAATCAACGGCGACACCTTGGGCAACACGATCGCCTCGAAGGCGGTCCATGATCCTTGCCCGCCGGTGCCCTTCGTTGTGCGCTTTGACTTCTTGTACTTCTGCACCACGGTGCCGTTCTTGTTCTTGCGGAACCCGGCCTCGAGCTTGTCGCCTTTGGTTTGCGCCTTGACGCCTTCCTCAGCAACACGCCACGGCCCAGCAGAACGTGGGGCGCGGTGGATGACGACACGGCCCTTGTCGCTCACCTGGTACTTGACTTGCAGCTCGCTGGCTTTGGGCCAGCGGCTGAACTTGTAGTCACCACCAAGGGAAGCAGCGCCGGTCATTTGCACCGACGCCTTAGCCATCAAGCCAACGGCGTTGCAGAGCTTCACCGTTGACTTGCCCGAGACAATCTCGGTGGACAGTTTCTCGATGCGCCGGTCAAGTGCAGCGAAGCCTTGAACCGCCACGACTAGAACGTTCCGTTGACCACGGCACCTGAAACTTGGAACGACGCTGTGTACTCGACGCGCCCACCGACACCGCTGCTGACGTTGTAGCTGGTGAGGAACACCGAGCCTGCCGAGCGTGCCTGTGTAGCAACGGAGCCACCGGGGCCCCAGATGTACGCGGCCGCTGCTGAGCCTGCCGACTGGGCTGACTTCAACGCGGTGAGCTGCGTGTGGACAGTGACGTCGTATGGCCCGTTCATCGAGATGCTGTCGCCATCAGTGAGGCCGACGATGAAGCTCTTGCTTACGGTGCCGAAGGTGCTCGTCTCGATGGTCGCAACCGTCTGTGGCACCGTGACGTTGTCGCTGTATGACGACAGGTTCTGGAGCGCTGCGGCTGCGTTGGCAAGGTAGAACGCTGACTTGTAACCGGGCTGAAAGGCCATTGGAATCTCCTATTGCTGGTAGAGGGGAGAACTGGTTCCGGCGAGGATTTAGGTGTTACTAGCGACGAGCGAATGACACCGAACGGGTGTAAATAGGCGTGCCGGTGAGCGTGTCAACGACTCGCAGGTAACGCCGCACGGTTGTACCGGCGGCGACAACCACACGCTCAGACGTCAAGCCGGTGGCAGCAGCGAAGGTGACAAGCGTTGCCCATGCTGTAGCGCCGTCGACTGAATGCTCAATGGTGACGATGCTCGAGGTGACACCGCTGAACGCCGTGAGGTGTAAGTGGGCGACGCCGCCGTTGGTTGTCGCTGTCGTCTGATCGCGTGCGGTGCCGTTGCCGGTAGCAGAGATCGACGTCAAGTCTTCAACAACAAGGCCAGCGTCGAACGCACCGTCGGCGATGCCGGCCAGTGAAGCCGTCACGAGTCCGTCGTTGGTTGACTGCGACGAGAACGTCGACTCCAACGCGCTGACAAGCCACACCTCTGAACCGGTGGTGAAGCCCGACGGTGCGTACGACAGCGGCGAAGGCTGCGTCGTCTTGAACGTCGTAGCGTTCGACCACAAGCCGCCAGCGGTTGTGTCGGTGTCAAGGTTGACGGCGATGGTGTAGTTGGCCTGTGTCGCGCCGACGATGTACTTCTTGGCGGTGTCGATCAATGTCGTCACGTCAAGGGCGTCGGACGTTGTACCGAACGACACGTTGGTGGCGTAGCCGGAATAGTTGAGCGCACCCAACAGGATACGTGAACTCTGTGCATTCTTGAATGCCATTACCAGACCGCCTCAATCTCGAACTTGACTACGAAGTACGGCACACCAGCGATGAGCGACTCCATTGTCTCGGATACTGTTTTTACGTTGACGTAATGCACAAGGCCCGCCGTGTACAAGGCGTCGTTCTCGATGGCGGTGCGCACCGACAAGCTGCCGGCCATGTCGCAGAACGCATCGAGTTGCACTTGGGCTTGGCGCTCAAGGACTCGTTGCGTGTACAGCAACACCGTGAAGTTGTACACCTGCTTGGTGCCTGACAGAACCAAGTCAGGGTTCATCGAGCCGCGCCCGATGTACGCGGCGGGCAGCTGCGTGATGATGTCCGATTCGTACGGGAAGCAGACAAGCCCTGGCACCGAGTCAACAGCGGTGGCGATTGCGACACGAACGTCGCCAATGGTTGTCACTGGTGCGCCACGTAGTCGTCGAGCAAGCCTTCAGCGATCGGGTTGAGCCGTGCCGAAAGCCGCCAGATGTTGCCGTCTATGCCTATCTGCACCAAGCCGAACGCTGCGCTCGACGCCTTGTACAGGTGCGCTGATTGAACGAGGCACGCTTGGGCGACGTCGTCAGGGATCGCGGGCCAGCCGAACTTGGCGGTGACGCGAACGTTGGGACGCCCTGACGGCCACCGGTAGAACATCGACGCGCCGTAATCAACGATGCGAATCCAGTTGTACGGGCGCTGGGGTACTTCGTCTTGGGCGTTGACCGGGCCGACGATGAAGTTGGTGGTGATTGTCAACGTCTGCGCAAAGGCCCCGTCGTCGTTCACGTCTACCTTGACGACGAGGCCGGTCGCTGTTGAGATGTCGTCGACGTAGCACATCTGCCCAGAGTCCGAGAAGTAGTCACGATCCTGAACGGTTGAGTCTTGCCAGAACCCGTGAGGGCGACCGACGTAGCGATCAATCTGACGAGACGCTGCCGAAATGGCCCGTTCCATCTTGGCGTCGTCAGCGGTGTCGGTTGATGCTCCGAGTTCACCCTTGAGCAGCGCCAGCGTTGTGTAACCGTTCGTGATCGTCACTGCTATACCACCTTGATGATCGCGAGGCCCCAGCATTCTGGGTGGATGATGTACTCAAAGCCGGTGTCACGAATGAACTCCATGACAGCCTTCTTGACAGGGAACCGTGGTTCGCCCGGTAGCGCCGTTTCCGGCATTGGTAGCTCAGTGTCATGCAACACCAACAGCCCGCCGCTACGGACCAACCAGCGGTACGTGTGAAGCTCTTGGATTGTCTGTGCGTACAAGTGACTGGTGTCGATGAAGACAATGTCTGCTTCGTCGAGCGACGACACGACGGCCGGTGCGAGATCGTCCGACTGGATGAATGTCCAGTGCGGGTACGTCCCGATCGGTGGCGCTTCGTCGATGTCGATTGACGTGAGCCGCCCACCGGTTGACTCCAACGCGTACAGCCATGCAAGCGTCGACACCCCGGTACGGGTGCCAAGCTCGATGACGTGTTGGGCGTCAAGTTCACGAACCATTGCCACGAACTTGGGCAAGTGTTCGACAATGTCTGACGGTTCACCAGCGACACGGTTGTATTCGGTTTCGAGGCTCATGCTGGCACCTGCCAGATGAACAACGACGCCGCTTCGGACCATTCGCCCAGCACCTCAGTGAGGGCTTGACGCACCGGCGGGTGGAGAACATCGTCGCCGCAGATGATGCCGCCAGGCGACATCAACGGGATCACGGCGAGGAGGTTGTCACGCACCTCGATGTAGGAATGTTCAGCGTCGATGAAACACAACGCCAACGGTTCGCTCACGGTGGGGACGAACTCTCGCCACCCCATCCGGTGAGCGACGACGTTTGAGCGTGTGAGCATCTCGACGTTCGTCGACCACTGCGCGAATACGTCACGGTGTTGGGCGAGCTTCTCGGACAATTCTGACGGTGAACCCTGCCATGTGTCGACGGCTTGGATCGTGCGAGGGAACGCTGCGTTAGCCATTGCAACTGTGCTGCGGCCTTCCCAAGAACCAATCTCGACAAGCAGTCCAGGCACGTCAGCAACACCACGAACCAAGTCCGCAAGGACATGCTGCGAGAACTCACCGAACCACTCCTCACGAAAACCTGCTAACGGCTTCATGCTGCCACCTCGTAACGCCACGCCGACAAGAACTTGGCGTTCTTGCGTCGGTTGCATCGGATACAACACGGCAACAGATTGCCGATTGAATGACGGCCACCCTTGGACAGCGGAACAACATGATCCAGTTCAAGCTTGGAGTCATCGTGGCA